ATGCCTGACTATATTTTGCTGGCCCGCGTCGTGCTCCATAAAGACGATGCACGTACCCAAGAGCACTCCCCTGACGCCGACGAATATGAAACGCTGCATACTGAAATGCATGCTCGCGGCTTCCGTAGATACGCTGTCGACGATGACGACAAGCTGATGTATAAGCTCCCTCCGGGCGAGTACCACATAGAACTCACCGCGGAGACGGGCTCCGAGGCACGTAACGAAGCACTTTCCCGGGCAAAGGCCGCGGCAACAGCGGCCACATCTGCGCGCCGTAACTCTGTAATAACTTCAGGAGGAGGCGGTATAAGTTGGTGTCGCCTGAAGAAGATTTCCGAAGACCCAGACGCGGAATAACTCAACTTCATTGACCCACCCTATGCAACAAGGCCGCACCGGTCGCCCCGTGCGGCGTTTCGTGTTGGCATCCCACGCCACTGTCAACGATATGCCTGACCGCAGAGCTGGTCGCATTCCTTGACGGCGGCGGCGCGCCGTGCGTCGATGTAGGCGGCAAGGTCTTCCACGTGGACGCCCTTGGCCCCTTTCTGTGATTTTTCCATCCGCACGACGGGCAGTCGGATTTCGCCGGCGCCGATCTTCCGCAGCAGCGTCGCCACCGTGAGCGGGGCGAAATAGTCCCGGCACACGACGTCGATCGGCACGACAGCCGTCGCACTATACTGCGCCATCAGAATGAAGACAGTGTTCACGATTCGATTCTCCGAAATTCCACAACCCACACCACACTTGGATGCTCGCCGGTCGATCCGGGTTGCTGCCTGGTCCGAGGCAGTATCCGATCTTGTGGCGTTCCTCGACCGTCACGCCTTCGGCGCGTGCGTCCGATTCACTAACGTCGCGCGGCAGCTCAACCGGCGAAAGACGCCGACCGGATATGACCGGCCAACCCCTCGTCGGCCGGTGGATCACCGCGGAGCGGCAGCAGCGACGAATCGCTGAACCTAAGCTTGTGGGTCACGCGCGGCCGGCCGCTGAGCGGCCCCACACCCACCACCGGCGCGCCGAACAGCGTCACATTCCACAGGTGCGAGCCGTCCGGCGGCGACGCGCCGACGCCCTCCACAAAGACGGTGCGGCCGACAAGGCCGTCCAGCTTCGAGTAGATCACGCGGGCAAGGTCGCCGGGCCTACAGCGCAGTTCACGCATGATCGGCCTCCCTCTCGCCCTGTTCCGTCTCCAGGCCGTCGCCACGCAGTGGCTCGAGCGCGTAATCGGGAAACAGGTAATAGTTCGTGAGAATGGGGCCGTCTTCGTCGGCAGCTGCGCCGAACACGGCCTGCCCGAGAACCGTCACTTCCCAATAGTCGCCGTGGCGCAGGCGATCGACAACGACGATGCGCCCGGGAAGCGCAGGATTTTTCGAGCGCACGACGCGCGCCAGATCGCCCGGCCGGCAACGAAGCTTAGCCATGGCACACCTCCCGCGAGATCACGTCGAGCGTACCGGGAAGCGCCTCGGCCAGTTTCAAAATGTGCTTCAGCGTTCCATGGATCGGCAGGCTACCGGGCTTGTCATCAGGCACTGCACTGTACAGCACACGCAGCAGGTCACACACGAGATGCGCGTCGAGCTGGGCGTCGATGAAGCTCTGTTCGATGTCAGCCATGGCTCACCTTCGCGGTCAGTTCCTTGTATGCGGTCTCGGCCAGATCGAGATACGTTTCAGCAACATCGGCGCCGACGATGGCGACGGCCGCCGTGTACGCATCGCCGTTCGCCTCTGCGAAGCGCGCGATTGCGGATAGCAGATTGCTCATGCGGAGGAAGCCTTCCCGCGAGCACGACACGCCATCGATGCCGCGGCGCACGAGCGCTTCGAATTCAGGGTTCGTCTTAGCCATGCCGCACCTCTGCGCGGGCCAGGTCAGCGAGACGGCGCAACGCGTCGCCACTGATGTCGAGCGCGGCGCGATCGATCGGGGCCAGCGCGGCCGCGCGCACAGCGTCGGACACGATGCGCAACATCTCCAAGCTTTGCGGGGATGCCGATCGCAAAGGTGCAGCCGGCCGGCGATCCAGCGTCGGAGCAGACACATCCCCTCGTACCAGTTCGCCGATGCCGGCGGCCACTTGCCGAAGGGTTCGCGCGTAGTGGCGGGGCTGACGCGGGGTCGCGATTTCGTGAGCGGTGTTGTTCATCTGGGCTCTCCTCGTTGAACGTGATCCCATAATGAACCACCGTGGTCCCATTGTCAACACCACCGTGGTCCATTAGTATCCGGCCATGACCCGCGAAGACCCCCAAATGAAATTGCGCCTCCCGGCCGACCTCAAGGATCGGCTGTCGGAGCTTGCAGCCGCGAATGGCCGCTCCCTCAATGCCGAGGTGCTGCTGCGCCTCGAGGCGAGCATCTCGGGCGACGCCTCGGCCGCGCCAGCGTCAGCAGCGGCCGTCGACGAGCGCATGCTAGACCTATTTGCTGAGAAGGTCGGGCGGCTACTGGATGAGCGAGAAAAGCGCCGTTCGAAGCAGCGGTAACTGGCTACCTTGGCTTGGATCGATTTCGCTTGATGTGCGCGTCAAGCGCATCGAAGTCCGGCTCCGTCGCAACCCGACTATCGATCGCCGACTCCTCTGGAGCGATCCCGAGCTTCTGGTCGTGAAAGGCCCGTGCGACCTTCGGCAGCCCATTTGTGTCGACCACATATCGCCAGCCGTTGCGGTCAAGCCAGCGCGCCATCGTCGCTCGCTGATTCGGCTTGCAGCCGACCAGATCGGCGAGCTCGCCCGCGGTGAGATAGGCGCTCATGTGATGATCGATTGTTGAGGCGGCGAGCCATTATCACAAACCGGATTCCAAATCCCACTATGGCGGGCACGATGGCGGGCAGACGGCCGCCGACGCCGCACCCGCCATACCACTCGGGCCACGTCGGCGGACCTCGGCTCCGCTAACTACCGGAAATTCGGGAGTTTGTTCCCTGCGAATTTGCAGAGTTACCGGCTATCCGAAAGCGAGTCAGTACCGCAGATCGAGCTCGCGCTCGAGCGCGTCGAGTTCGTCGTCGGACAACAGCATCAGCTCAAAGCGCGCGGCCCACTGATGCGCACGGCGGTCGCGCAGCTCGGCCAGGTATCGACGGGCATCCGCCTCGATCTCGGTAGCCCGGTCGGCGTCACGGTCGGCCGGCACGCGCCAGCGCCACAGCAGCTCACGAAACGCCTCACACACGGCCCACGGATGGCGGGCGGCCGGATCGGCCCCGATAGCATCGACAAACGCCGTGGGCGTCCAATCCGGCAGCGGCCGGCGATAGGCTAGCGCCATCAGCACCGGTTCGCGCCGGGCCCGCGCCTGGTACGCGCCGAACTGTTGCCAAGCCTGCTCGATCGCGCGCACCGCGGCACCAGTTGTGTCGGCCCGTTCGGCCTCCAGACGCGCAACCTCCTCGCGCAGCTGCTGCAGCATCCTCCTATGGCGGGTCGTCATCAACGGTTACCCCCCAACGCGGCGAGCCGGCGCTGCAGGTCGGCCAGCTCGGCGCCCTCGCACTCGCGCGAGATCTGCTCGATCAGCTGAGCGGTCAGCACGATATTGCCGGAGTTCTCGGCGCGGTTCATGAGCCGCTCCAGCCGACGCAGGCGCACGGCCCGGTGTGACATGGCGCTCTGCCCGAGGTCGGCGAGAAAGGCCGCACGAATCGCCTCGAACTCGGCCCGCCGCTTCTTCCCAACCTTGGCGCCGGCCGCCTTCGTCGGGTCGTAGCTCTCGCAGTGCTGGGGCGTGACGTTCATACCGAATTCCGCCAAGACGTCCCGCGCCACCTGCGAGGGGCTGTCGAAGCAGGCCAAGCCTTGCACGATGCGGGCTTTCACGGGTTCGGGTAACGCGGCCATCGGTCGAATCCTTCTATGTCCTGTCTATGTAAAGAGCCGAATTCCGGCTCTATAGAAGTGCAGTTTCACCACTTCTAAATACGGAAAAATCACGCATTTAAATCCAGGCTCTCGGCAATCCTGCGGTCGAGTGCAGAGTTCCGCTTCCCATGTCGCGCCTTGTTCGGTTGCGGTGGCGGCGCGATGATCCACTCGCGATCGAGGCAATCTCCGACGATTCGATCGAAGGCGGCGGCAGCGGCTTCCCGGAAAGGCTCAACGTCGAATTGACGTTCTGCCAGCGCAGCGCGCGTTACTGTGTCGTGCATTCCAACCTCCTCAATATCCGATAGGGCGCTGGATTTCGCCGTTGATCACGCCAAGCGGCACCGGGCCGCTCACGGACTGCTGAGACTTGTTGAACAGGTCGAGGTTGAGCACTGTAGCGTCGACGGCGAGACAGATCATGTGCGTGTACCAATCATTCCCGCGCGTGTCGCCCCAATGAGAAATGTCCATCACGTAGTAATAGCCGTCTCCGTAGGCGCTCCCATTCAGCTTGTTCTGCTGGGTCGCGTTATAGTTCGCGATCTGCTGACCGTTGGCGAGGCTGTATTCGGCCTGCTGGATGCTGTTGTTGTTGAGCTGAACTACGCGGCTGATTTGGATGCGCGGGTTTAGCAATGCCGTGACATTGATGCCGTCTATCGTCTGTTGCGGCAACCCGATCATGCCGGTTCTCGAATTGATGACCTGCACCTCGCCTGGCATAACCGACGTGCGTGGAACGACCTGCAGCTTGCCGAACTGGATTGACCACAATGTATCGGTCGTTCGAGCAAACTCACGGAGATAGCTGCGCGCAGTCCCAGACATTACCTTTCCACGTAGCAACGGACGGTGCGGCAGATCAGGCACATATCCAACACGCACACCGTACTTGACCATCGCGCCGGCGCACGCGTTGAAATGATCGATCGCCGTCGAACCCGCAGCCAATGTGAGATTCACATGCGCGAACAGGTAGGCCGCGTCGCCGTCGGCGGCCGTAATGTCGACATACGTGTCAACAGGGCTTTCTCGGCCGCTCCGCGCCTGCACGATAGAACCATCGAAGATGACGCCGAAATTTCCCTCGTAGCCGGCCTGCAATACGACCCGGGTGAACTCCAGATTCACCAAGCTATTGGCCGTATTGCCGCTCAGGTTGTACACGCGGATGCGAGCCGAATTCGGCGTCTCACGGTCGCCACGCTGCACATAGAAACGGACGCGGAGATCAGATAGGTCGATACCATCGCCTGACGACGTGCCGACGAGCAATGAGATCTTCCGGAGGTACTGCACTGTCATGTTGGCATCCTCAATGCAGAGCACCCGCAAATTGCACGGCTTCCATGCTCACCCATTCGAGCATTGGATCGGCCTTCCAAACGCGATCGAGTACAGCTGCCGCCGTGGGGCGATCATGGGTACCGTGATCTCGGCCGAGACTGTCGTGGACTCGCCAAAACGGATAGTCGCGGCTGGGTTGTTCATTCGTCACGAGGCACCTCAGTAGGAATAGCGCTTGAGCAAGTCGCGATTGAGCTGATGAAACTCGGATGCCACTGCACGAGCTGTCGCGTGCGGATCAGATGCCCCATCAATGTTGACGTTCACAGTCGCCGAGATCTGCGCAGCAAGATCGCCACGGCGAGCAGCCTCACCATCAGCGTCGCGCGGCCGCTCGTAATAGCGGGACACCACCTGACCGGCTTGGCTCGCATTCTGAGCAGCGCGCAGGAGCACGCCAGCCGCCGACTCTTTACCCTGAGTCAGCTCGTAGTTCACGAACGCAAGTTGCTCGTCAAGCGACGAATCTCGAATGTTTTTGCCCGACCACGCGGCGAAATCCGCCTGGCGATCGGCATGCCACTGTCCGATGCCGAACGCTTTGCCGTTGTCGCCAACGGCGCCGGCGCGTAATTTACTTTCCGACCACAGATTCGCGACCACTCCGGCCGCTTGTTTAGCGGTCCAACCCATCTTCTCGAAGAACATCAGTGCGCGCGCCTGGAGCGAACGGTTTGGATCTGCTGTCGCTCGATCGAGAAGTGATTCGCCGGCGTCAACAGCCCCTTTGTTCGCATCGCTTCCACGGGGTCCCGTGAGTTTGGCACCCCCGCCATCCTTCATCGAATCGATTTCGGCCTGTGTGTAGCCGCCAGTTGAATCCAGTCCACGTCGATCGGTACCAGTGAAGATGTCCCACAGCGACCGATACTTGCCGCCCGACTTGTCTGTGATGAACTTGTCAACGATGTCGCGAACGCTATCGCCAATCTTCCAGCCAGCGAAGGCTGCGCCTACGGCGCCGATCACTGTTGCAAGCGATCCGATGCCGCCGATCACCGCACTGCCGCCAAGAAGTCGAAGCATGCCCAGCAACGCAAACGCTCGCGTCGACCATCCTTCCGTCGCTTTGTCCAGTTCGACGAGTTTGTCGGCCATCCATTTCAACGGTGGCCCCATGGCCGTCGCGGCGTTCACGAACGCTGTCGCGATGTCGGCTACGCGGTTGGCGATGGTCGCCCCGTGATCATCCATCCACGACGCAAACTGAGCGAGCTGCGGGCCGAGCTTATGCAGCAGCACGCCTTCGACCTTGGTGCCGAGATTCTCAAACGACGCCGTCAGATCGCGAATCTGCACCATGAATTGGTGCGCGTCGTCGGTCGCCTGGTCGAGGCCTGTCTGCTCGGACATCTTGCGATACTGTTCGATGTACCGGTCGAATTCGCCGTTGCGCATCGCGAGCAGCAGATTCTCGTCGATGCCGAGATAGCTGCCGTACTGGCTTGCCAGGCCGTAGGGCTTCTTCGCGAGCGCCGCCCCCAGATCCGACATGATGTCGACGGTATCGCGCAACTGCCCGTTCGCGTCACGCGTCTGCACGTCAAGGGATTTCAGATAGTTTTCGCCGCCTGGGTTGTTCCGTAGGAAGCGCGCGAGGTTCTCGATCGAGCCGGCGGCGGTACCGGCAGATATCCCCATGTTTTTCGCGGCGAACTCGAACGCTCGCAGACCTTGCGCGGATGCGCCGGTGCGCTGTGCGACAAAGTACAGACTCTCGAGGCGAGATGCGAAGGCAGTCACGCCGGCGCCGACAGCGAGCGCAGATCCGGTCACGGTTAAAACAAGCTTTTCGACCGTCTTGGTTGCGGCCTCGACGCCCTCCGTGAAGCTTCTGAGCCCCTTCTGGTCGACCTTGAAGCCAAGAGCCACCAAGAATTCTCGGATCACGCTCGAATCAGCCACGCTTCTGCTCCTGTTGGCGGCGCCACGCCGCATCATTGTCCGCCCGAACTGCGAGCGAGTCGTTCATCAGCGCGATATCGGCCAGGCCCAGTTTCCCGTCGAGCAGCGATTCGTAGAGACACATCTGCGCGTGCACGGGTGCAAGCAGCCAGTCCTCGCCGCCGGGCAGCGACTTCAACCAGCGGTAGTCGCCGCTGCCGGGCTGCTCGCTTGGCCGGTAAGCAGCCCGCCGATAAAATTTCCGAGGTTCGCCACGATGACTCGTACCACGAGCGGCAGCATCGCCTCGATACCCAAGTCGTCGAACATCGACGTGCGATGCTGCGCAGACCAGACCTTTGCCCAGCCGTTCTGGTGCTGCCGCTCGACCACGGACAAGCACGTGCCGAGCACGTATTCGGCATCGTCGTCCTTCAGGTTCGCGAGCGCATCGGCGAACGGCTGGAGCACCGGCGCGATCGATTCGACCAACTTCAGTGCGCTCCGCACACCATCCGGCGGGGTGCCGGTGTCGGGCGCCGCTGAACCGCCCTTCGCGATCTCCGAATAAAGCCCCATCAGCACCGGCAGCATCGGCGGAATAATCGGCGCGATACGCCGGCTCACGTGGAACTGCTGCATCGCATTCAGCTTGCCGATCTGGTACCGCTTCCCGCTCAATTCGATTTCGGTCGCCATCAAATGTCCTCAATTGATTAGAGAGTTAGATCACGATGCGGCAGGGAGCGCGCAATGCGCCCCCTACGCACCGGCGGGCCGCGCCCACTCCCGGCGGGCCGCCTGCTGTCGGGGTTTTTCGGAGCCGTGGCACTGTCCGACTGATCCACGCCGAGCAACGATGAACTCGGGTTGCTTCCAGCGAGGCAACAACGTTACGAAGCGGCCTGCGCCGCCCAGAAGCGGCGATGCCGCTCATTGATGTCGTCGATGGGTGCGGCGTCGTGCGTGGGCGTCGTATGCACGCCTTGAGCGTCCCAGAAACGCCGGTTGATCTCGTTGATGTCCGTCCCACGGTCGGCCGTCTGACTGCGATCAGCGGTCGGCCCGCGATTGGCCGTCGACGGCTTCGCGTCGAAGGTCAGGGGGGCACTCACCGAGTTCTTCAGCCGGTTGCCCTTCGGCAACGCCACTCGGCTGCCGCGCGAGATTCCGCCGTCGATCGTGCGACAGCGAATCAGTCGTTTCGTCATTTCGTAACCTCGGTGGGTTGATCCTCGAACTGCACATCGGCGTCCCGCCGAAGCGCTTCGCGATAGTTGTGCAGGCGCACGTGCGTGTCCTGCTCGCCACTCCATTGCAGATCGGGCATCATGAGTGCCTCACGCGCCGCGGAAATGTCGATCGGCATGCCACACCGCAGCGCGTCGTCGATGAACTGCCGCAGGGGGACGATCTGCTCTCGAAGCTCCAGTAGCTGCTTGATGCGCTGCCCCAGATCCGCGCGCATCACCACGTCGGCGGCAAGCCGCGCATCGTGCGTCGCCTGCTCCATGGCCTTGGTGGCCGCCGTGACGTCAGCGTCGAGCAACTCGCACGCACCCAGCGCCGCATCGCGCCGCGCCTCTGCGTCGAGCACTGCAGCGCGACCGGTACGCAGGTTCGGATCGAGCGGAGCCGACAGACCAGCCTTGAGCCGGTCGGCGAGTTGCGCGCCGGCCGCCGCGGTCTCCGCTTCGTCAGCAGCGTGCAGGCGCGTCACCTCGGCCTCGCACCCGTCCAGGTGCTCGCGAGCGCGCGCCGCCGCAACCTTGGCTGCGTCCACTACTTCGGCCGTCGCTTTGCACCGCTCGATGCACTCTCGCAGGTGCGCGCGCTCTTGGCCGGCCGCAATATCGGGCAGCTTGGGCGGTTTCGGGGGTTCGGTGGGCTTGAACGCGTCGGGCGAGAAAACGATCGGGGGAGCGAACGGCTTCGGCTCGCTGCGCGTGACCTCGAGCGACATGCCATAGGCTGGGTTGCTTTGCACGTAGAACAGCTTCAAGTCATCGACAGTGGAGCGCGGGACATAACTGGCCAGTACCTTCCCATCCTTATCGATCAGGCTCCAGCCCGACAGCATCGGGATATCGTTCGAGACCGTGCTCACGCCATCACCCCCAGTTGGTCGGCCGGCACTTCCTGGAACGTGAAACGCTGCCCCGGGCACCGCTGGTGCAGCGCGCTGGCGAAGTTCCAAGCGATGTCGTGCGGCAGGAAGTTGATGACGACGCGGCCGTCGGGCGCGACGACCTGGTACAGCTTCGGCTGGCCGGGATGGGTCAACAGCCCCGGCAGGAAGTGGTCGGCAGGAACGTTCGGGTTCGAACCGGGCGCCGGCGCCGATGCCACCGCGGTCGGAACGATCCTGAGCGTGCTCGCGAGGCTCGCGTCGGTCTTCCGATAGTCCTCGACCAGGCGGGTGCAGGCATGCAGCGGCAGATCCCGATGGAATTGGCTGCCCGCCGCATCCACGATGGAGTGCGGCACCTCCTGGGCGCCCGGGTGTTCGTTGACGGTGGTTAGGGGATTGAAGGTCATCGCTCGGCGGTCCGGGTTCGTGATGGCCGGACTATCTCACCCCCGACTCATCGCACCGCTATTCGATGATTTCCGCGCCCGGCGCTCTGCCGAGGCGTGGTTCGCGAACGCCCGGTAATCGACGTTCTGCCCGGCCTCGGGCCCCTCGGCATACCGGCCGGCCCGGTTGTCGTGCAGCGTCCAGCCGCGCGGGGGCGCCGCAGCCACCATCGCCCATAGCTCTTTCGTCGATGCGCTCGGCGCGCGCCCGAGCGCGGCGCGAATCGCCAGCCGGATCGGACCCACCGCGCCAAGCTGCCGCCCGCCGGCGAACCGATCGTGATGTGCGTGCACGTACAGGTCGACCAGCACGTCACTGAACGTAGCCGGCACGCCGCCGCGCAGCCGCGCATGCACCTCGCTCCGGCCAACGATCCGGAGCGCCTCGGCGACCAGCTCGGCGTCCTCGCAGGCCTTCAGGAAGATCCGGCACCGGCGCGCCCAGAAAGCGGCGACGCGCGCCGGCGGCCACCGGTTCGGACGCCGCGACATGGCGGGTTGATGGCGGGTCAGCCGGCGCTTTCGCTTCGCGGGCGCGACGGTGCTCGCGACAGGGGGGAACAGACCTCCGCCTCCGACATCCTTCATCGTCCCCCTCCCATCAAAGCGCCGGCCGCGACGGGTCCGGCAGAGTTGCGGAAACGTCGGTCGAGCGCATCCCACCACGGGCCATCGCCTGCGGCGTTGTAGACGCGCATCCGGAATTCGAAATCGGGCTCGCCAGGCTCCTGCACGACGCCGAGCGTGAGCCCGTGCTCGACGATGCCGGTCCAACTCGAATGCCAGGCAGCCCCGACACCGGGCCCACCCGCGCCGGCCGTGCGCGCGAGCTGCAACTTCCCTGTCACATCGCCGAATCCCTTTGGGCCGATGAGGTAATCGAAACCAACGCGCGGCGGCAGTTCGACGCGATCGCGCACGGCGGGGAAGTATCGGGCCACAGCATCGATGTCGCCCTTCAGGTGCTCGATCAGTGCACGGATGGCGCCGGCACGCGCCTCGACAAACAGCGCAGGATCTACGCGGCCGAGACGGTCGCCGAGTGCTGCGTTGTACGCATCGATGACGGCCAGCTCCGCATCGCTGTACGCGGTCTGCAGTTCGTCCAGCCATCCTGCCGCATTCAACCAGGTCGAGGCGTGCGGGATGAATTTCGGATCGCTCCACTGGCCGGATGTCGTGGCCCGCTGGACGCCGGCCATGATGGCGGCGAATAGCTGCTCGTCCGGGTTCCGCTTTGCGAAGGCCTTCAGCGCAGCGTCGTGAGAGCGCTTACGCGGATATGCCGCCCAGAATCGCTCAAAGCGCTCGCGCAGCGAGTGCGGGATTTCTTTTGGAGTTGTCTTTCTTTTCTTTCCTTTCTTTTGTGGTTGTCGATTTGGCAACTGTTTCGTTGCCGATTTGGCAACCCCTTCGGTTGTCGATTTGGCAACCCCCGGTTGCCGATTTGGCAACTGTTGTTCATCCGGCAACGGTTGCCGAATTGGCAACTCCCAAGACGAGGAATCAGTGTTCACGGCAAGGCGGTGCCCGTGGCGTCCGGCGCTGCGCGTGACGATCCCCAGGGCCTCCAACTCACGAACAGCGCGGCTGAGATTGGCCTTGTCGATACCGGTCATATCATGCAGCTGCCCGAGACCGATCTCGTCAGCGGTCTTGTTGTAGCCGTAGGTCTTGCGGATGATCGCGAGCAGCACGTTCAACTGCCGTGCTCCAAGCCGAGCGGCCAGGATCGCGTCGAGCAGGTTGTTCGGGATCCGCGTGAAAGGGCTTTCGAACGGTTCGGTCGACATCAACCCGTCCGATCACACGGCAAACGGACTGCGCAGATACGCCAGGTCACGCAAGCGCGCGGCCGGCTCCTCGAGACGCTTCTGCACCGGCCGCAGGAAGCCAGTGAGAATGTCGCCGTGGTGCTGCGGTTCCTCGGCCGCGAGCAGGACAAGCAACTGCGCAGCAAGCGCGTCAGGCGCCGCCGTATCGGCATCGATCTGGGCGAGGATAGTGGCCGCCGCGCGGCCGGCCTCGATGGAGCGCACCGCGGCGTCCGCCAGCTCGGTAACGGTCGGAGTGGGGATCAGCACGCCGTCGCTCATGCTCGCGCTCCTTCCGCGTGACGTTGTGCATGACGCGCGAGATACGCGTCGAGCTCGGCCGTATAGAAAAGCGTCACGGCCTGATTGAGCTTGAACGGCTTCGGAAAATCAGCGTCGCTCTTTACCCACCGCCACAACGTGCGGGCACTGATACCGAGATACTTTGCTGCTTCGTCAGGGCGCTTCGCGCCGCCTTGGATAGTCATCTTCATCGCTCCGCGTGACATGACGTGCCGTTTGCACGTTGAGCGGATCATCTGCCACGCATGGAGCGATGCGAAACACTCATGCGCTTCAAAGTGGGTACGTTGAAGCGCAAACTACCCATTTTAGGGCGCAGAGTGGGTATTTTGGTTGGCAGCCTGATTGGTGTTTGCTTTCTCTTTCGTCCACGTGGTGCACCATCCCTCTATCACCTTGGTGCTTTTGAGAACATCGCCGTATTTGTCGAACATGTCGCGCGCGAACTCGGCATTCTTCTTGTACGTGTCGCAGCCGCGCGATCGGGCAAGTTGCCAATCATCCCAACACGACTTCACTGCAGATTTTGCAGCGGCTTTCGGGCTCAACTGATGACGAAGTTTTGCTCGATCACTGGCGTCTGATCGTTCACGAAGCCTTCGATGGGCCTCGGATAAGGGAACGGCGTACAGCTCGCTCCAGATTTCCATATAGGCCTTCATGGTGAAGAGATCCAACGCCGATACGTTTCTGCCCTGGAGATGTTTAGCGAGCATGGAAAGATCAGTGGTGCCTCTCATCATCACCATGGCGTCTGCAACGAACCACACCGATTTTTGAAGCTCTAGCTTATCGGCTTCCGGATAGCAAATCTCGAGGTATTCAATCGCTCTTTTACTGATCACTGCGGCCTGAGAACCATCCAACCCACTTTGCGCCAGAGCGGACTTCACTTCGGAAAGCGCTAACTCGTCCCTTTCGTATGGGTCTAACCCGTCGTAATGCATATGCGCCCTCACGCATCCCTCGTTGAGGTACCGCGCCGGCCGGCGAGGGAGCCGGTTTTCGGGGATCAGCCTAGGCGCGGTGAAAACGATTATGCCTGTCGCTGAAGCGGCAAGACAGTACCTTTCTTGAACGGCCGGGAAATGAAAACGGCCCAGTCGGCCATCAGCTGCCGGCGACGCTCCAGCACGTCGCCACGCCAGTACGACATCTCGGACTGATCGCCGGGAATGTGCGCGAGCGCCACCTCGATCAGCTCGCGTGGATGACTGGTGCACTCGCCCGCCCAATCCCGAAACGTCGACCGGAAACCGTGCGGCGTCGCCGGTACCTCCAGCCGCCGCACCATCATCAGCAACGTCATATCGCTGAACACCTTGCCGCGCGGGCTGGGGAACACCAGGGCATCCGGATCGTCGGGATCGTTCCGCGGTAGCGCCTTCAAAAAGGCCACGACTGCCGCCGATAGCGGGACGCGATGTTCTTTCTTCTGCTTCATGCGGTCGGGCGGCACGCGCCAGACGCCGGCATCGAGATCGAACTCGGACCAGCGAGCACCTCGAGCCTCCCCAGATCGGGCAGCCGTCAGAATTGTGAATTCGAGACATCGCGCGCCCATCGCGTCGATCGCGCGCAGACGCTCCATGAACGCTCCCATAGCCACGACTGCCGCCGATAGCGGGACGCGATGTTCTTTCTTCTGCTTCATGCGGTCGGGCGGCACGCGCCAGACGCCGGCATCGAGATCGAACTCGGACCAGCGAGCACCTCGAGCCTCCCCAGATCGGGCAGCCGTCAGAATTGTGAATTCGAGACATCGCGCGCCCATCGCGTCGATCGCGCGCAGACGCTCCATGAACGCTCCCATATCCTGGTATGGGAGGGCTGGGTGATGCCGCACCTTCGCAATCGCCGACGGCTTCGCAAGCAAGTGATCTAGGTTGCCGCGCCATAGCGCCGGATTCTCGCCGTCGCGGTACCCCTTCACGCGCGCCCAGTCGAGCACATTCTCGATCCGGCCCCGTAGGCGCGATGCGGTTTCCGTCTTGGTCGTCCAGATCGGATCGAGCACGCGCAGCACGTGCTCGCGTGTGATGTGTCGGACGAGCATCTTCCCGAGGATCGGGTCGGCGTATTCGGCGATCGTGTTTCGCCACTGGTCGCCGTGCTTCGCATTCTTCCAACCGTGCGCGCGCGACGCGATGAACTGACGTGCGGCCTCGGCAAACGTGATCTCCGATGCGTGCGCGGCACGCAGCGCGCTCTCGGCCGCCTTACGCTCGAGGACCGGATCGACGCCGGCCCGGATCTTGTCGCGCTCGACCTGCGCTTTCGTTCGGGCATCCTGCAAACTCACTGCCGGATATGGGCCGAGCCCGATCTCGCGGCGCCGGTCGCCGATCTTCACGCGCAAGATCCACGAGCGCGCGGTCGGCGACGCAACCTGCAGATACAACCCCGCAACCTTGCCGACCGGGTACGAGCCCGGCTCTTTCAAGCGCGATACAGCCAACGCGCCCAACTCCTTCGCCACCTTCGGCAT